AGGATAGAGTATAGAAAAAAAGAAAATAACGCATTGATAAGTGTATAAATATGTCGCACCACTATATATAGATTTACAACCACTATATCCAGGTTTACTACCTTAAGTTGTAGCAATTTTAAATGCGGTTGTTACTTTAAAAATTCATGAAATCTGAAAGTAAATTTTACAATGAAATTAAAAAGAATATTGATCAAATTAGTTGGCTTAGACTTGAAAACTCTGTCGCTTTGGGTACTCCAGATCTATTGGCTTATAATATTAATCATACCTTTTTTACAGTAGAACTAAAAGTTTCAAAAGGTAATAAGATATCCTTTTCACCTCATCAAATCGCCTTCCATTTTAAACATTCAAAGAATACTTTTATTCTTGTTAAGACCCATGATCCGAGACGCCCGAAACTTTTTGAGGGGTCAAAGGTCCATGAGCTCGCAACCTCTGGTTGTAGAACCAAACCAATTGCCGAAGGATACGAGGATATTAAGAAAGTTTTTAATTCTTTATAAGTTCCGATAATTGATCGTTATCGGAATTACTATTGATAATCATAAATTATCGTTAGTAATAAAAGGTCCGTGATCCATGGCTAAAGGATCCTAAGCCAAAGCCAAAAACCAAAAGAACAAGGACACCGACCCCCTTTTTTACAAAAAGGGATCCTACGACTAGGTGCAAGGTGCAACGTTTACACTGTTATAGGTGGTAAAAACGTTTTCATTAGGTATAGTAACCCTAAAAAAATTTTGCAAAATTTTAAATGAATTTGAATAATGTAGATATAAGTAAACTTCCTGCAGATGTGCGTAGACATTTTAAACAGCTGCAAGTGATGCACGCAGAAAAAAAGATACAGAATAAGGCTAAAAATGATTTCTTATCTTTTGTTAAATGTGTATGGCCAGATTTTATAGAAGGTTCACACCATAGACACATTGCTGACAAATTTAATAAATTGGCTACAGGCGAAATAAATCGTCTAATAGTTAATATGCCCCCAAGACATACTAAGTCGGAGTTTGCCTCATTCTTACTACCGGCTTGGATGGTGGGCCGTGAGCCGAAGCTCAAGATCATTCAAGCAACGCACACGGGAGAACTAGCGATTAGGTTTGGTCGTAAGGCCAAGAACCTAATCGACTCGGAAGATTATGCAAAAATTTTTAAAACAACTTTACA